TTCAATAATAATGAGAGTTACGTCATGATCGTAATAGTGTTATCCGACGTTGTATTGGTTTTGAACCCCAAGCGGGCTTGGAATGGGTACAAGCTTTTAAACAATTGAGCGAGCGTTGGAAAGCCATCGAGAAGAGCCCTATCTTCAAGAAAGTTTCTTTAGTAATTACATTGTGTACCACCATCACGATGTTGCGGCGTACCGAAACACCACTGACCCAAGAAGGTCTGTTATCTATGATCAAATCATCACAAGGTATCCATTTGAATGCGCATGATATGTATGACGCTATTCTTGGTACCGTCACTCACTTTTTAGAGAGAGGGTTTTTATACTTCCGAACCAAAGACTGGAGAGTACTATTCGTAGAAAATCCTGCAATATTGGACTTTGATAAGGATTGTGTAGAAGCCGAAGGAATGCACCCCTTCGCGCGAGCTGGTGATTATGACAGGTATCCAGGCATGGATGATGACAAGTACCTTGATAAGTTAGTTAATTTGATTGATCGAGCCCATAAAATATGTGATTCATTAACGAATTCATACGAGAAAAAGGTTTATCAGACTAAGTTGGCTTCCTTAATTCATATGGACCAAGATTTTTGTATCCAGAGACAGAACAGCGGAATGCGAGAAGCACCTTTAGCTATGTTAATTCATGGTAGATCGAGTGTCGGTAAGAGTAGTGTCGTGCAGATTATCACGACCGTTTTGCTCAAGACATTTGATTTGGGAACTTTAGAGCAACGAGTCTTTATCAATGATATCGACAAGTATGATTCCAATGTTAGATCTAATACGAGATGCATTGTTCTTGATGACTTGGGTAATACACACGAGAAATTTCTACAGACAGCCCCGACTGAACGTATCATAAAGTTAGTAAACAATGTGAATACAACAGCTGTTAGGGCCGAAGTTGAGATGAAAGGAAAGATACAAATGCGACCTAAGATATTCGTTGTTACATCGAACGTCAAAGATTTAGGCGCACAGACATTTTCTAATGAACCAGTATCAATTTTACGACGTTTTCCCTTGATGATTAATTGTCGAGTGAAGCCTGAGTATACTATTGAGGGAACTACTATGTTAGACCCGTTAAAGGTTCCTCCTGGACTACTACCAGATGTTTGGGAGTTTGATGTTGAATATTGTGTCGGTATCGATCCTCCGCCTGGAGCTGCCCGCAAGGCTCAACAGGTGGCATATAGACCTTATATTTTCGAAGATAAAGAAGCTAGAGGATTAAGTATTTCTGAACTGGTGCGATTATGTTGCAGTCAGTACAAGATTCATTCTAAGACTCAGAAGCGACTAGTCAAGAAGGCTGAGGGTATGTATGATGCTCTCCAGATTTGTTCTCAGTGTTATAAAACTCCAGATTGCTGTTATTGTGAGATGGCCCCCCAAGCTTTTAGTTCAAGGGATTTAGTTGTTGATCGAGCGCAGTATTTCTACGACCATGGTATGAGATATTTCCACAGTACCCGAATACGTGCTAATAGGGTCTGGTTTATGTATAGATTATTCTGCAAGCGCAGATATCTTTTCCAGACGTTACGTTGGCCATGTTTGACGGTGCTCAGTTATGTGATCCTGATGTATTTTCAAATGGATTTTAATAATTGGCTGCCGTACTTGTTTACTCTTATTTACTTACTTTTCTGCCTATATGTGCGAATCAACGAGGAATTTAACGAGATTCTACGTTCCACGATAGAACTACCGAACTTTGGTAGATTATTGCAGGGGAGACAGGTTTATAGATTACGACAGGTGATGCTAGGAACCACTTTTTGTGGGATAGTTTACGCTGCCTGCAAATTATACAATGGTTGGAAAGAGTTTTCCGTTCAAGGCAATTTGATACCGACTAGTCAAGCTGAGGTGGAAGAGCGAGACAAGGAGGAATCCGACTGGGCCAAGGTCGTTTCAAAGCCTTTACCAACGAGCGCCCCTATGCGGACTACTACGTCAGAGCAATTAGTAGGGATTATTTCGAAGAATTTGTGTTACGTGGAAAATGTAGCATCCGGCAAGTTCATGAATATCCTGTTTTTGCGTAGTGGAGTGGCTCTCGTACCATACCATATCTTTCCAGATGGAGGTGAAGAGGAGATTGTTTGTACTTTCTCTAGAGGTGATCCTAAGAAATTAGGTAGCACCTTCCGCGCCAGAATAAGTAAGACGTATACTCGTCAATTAGCTAATACTGATACGGCGGTGACTTATATAAGTGGAGCTCCCGATTTTATGGATCTCTCTGCTTATCTGTTTCCAACAAGCGTTAAGACCAACACCGAATGCCAATTTTTACGGCGTTTGAGTTGCGGTACCACCAATGTTTGTGTTGTCGGTTCTCAAATAGTTAACAACACTTATCGCTATGCCACAGCTTATGATACATATGAAGGGCTGTGTGGTGCTGTCTTACTTTCCGACTCTAAGACCAAAGGAATTATGGGTATACACATAGCGGGTGTACCAAGCTCCAAACTTGCTAAGGCTTCGATAGTCACCAAGGAATTGGTTGATAATGCGTGGCGTGAACTTAGTTTAGTAAAGGGTGTAGTTCCGATGGCAAATCAAGCTGATATGTCCGATACGATATATGATATGAAATTCTTGAATTCCGATAAAGTTCATCCGAAGAACCCTGTCAACTTCCTTCCCGTTGGAAGCAATGTCAGGTCTTTGGTTCGTGTGTCGGCATGTCCACTTCTGTTTCCGAGGTTACTGATACTGTTATTTCCGCCGACGTGAATGCTGTTACGGGCGTATCTAATGGATTTGGTCCTCCGAAATTTAAGGGTCCTAATAACGAAGGGACTTGGTGGCCGTTCCGCGAAGCTTTGTTAAAGTGTAGTGTAACTTCACAAGGAGTTCCGGGAAATCTGCTTGAAAAATCATACCGTGATTACATTGAACCGCTGCTTGATATTGCGGCGGATCCGAAGATGGAATGGGTAAATACCAAACCATTGACGGAGTTAGAAAACGTATCCGGTAGGGATGGGATCAAATTCATCACGGCTTTGGACGCCAATACATCTGTAGGGTATCCATTATCGGGAGCCAAAAGTAAATACATGACGGATTTGACTGACGAGGAATCGATGAGCACCCATCAGTGCCCTCGTGCGCTAGATCGTATGTTCTGGGATGAAGCATATAAGATGGAGGAATTGTATGCACAGAATAAACGCGCCTATCCCATATTTAAAGCCTGTCTCAAGGATGAAGTGAAAGCTAAAACTTCTACTAAGGTTAGAGTCTTTCAATCCGCTCCTATGGCACTACAGTTGATGGTCCGGAAATACTATCTACCTGTAGCGAGATTATTAAGTGTCAACCCTATACGTTCCGAGTGCGCTGTTGGTGTAAATGCTATTGGACCCGAATGGCAGCAGCTCACAAGTAAGATTAGGAAGTATGGGAAGAAGAATATATTGGCTGGAGATTACAG